TTATTAAGTTACATAAAATAGAACAAATTATTGATCATTATGATCCTCATATGCAGGATCTCGATGACAATGTAATTGAACTAGATAGATTTAGAGATAACATTTGGTTTGGAAAGGAAAAATAATGAGAAGATACATACTTGAACGGATATATCATTACTCAACTTACTTGACGAGTTGGTCATGGCAAAAATTATATGGTGACAGGACTAAGAGAGGAAAAAAATAATGTCTAAAAAAAATATAAAAGCAGATAACTGGGATGGGAAATCTAGAGTATCTAATGATACTTATAGAAAACGTTGGCAAGAAATTTTTGGAACTAACCCCATAGCTAAAGCAGTTAGAACTCCTAAGTTTAAATCACAAGTTATTAAAAACAAAAAGAAAGACAGTTACTTTAACAGCAAGTCCGTTAAAGAAATGTTAGATGAGATGGATTAAATTATGAAAACAAATAATTACAGAATAGGACAGAGAAGTACTTCAAGGGACGGTGGTAGGTTCCTGGCAGCAATGTCGACGTTGGTTCGGATCTCTTGTTCCTTATTTCATTATACCGTTAAACCAATTACTACCACAATAAAAACAACCCATGAAAGGAATAAATATGAGTGATTATAGAGTTAAAATATCAATAAGAAATGAAAGGTTATTATCAGCTATCGAGGAGGCAGGTTATCCTTCTGCACGACAATGTTCAATTGCTAATGGTTATCCAGAACCTTTCGTAGGACAATTAGTTAGTGGTTCGAGGAAACCTTTAGAGGCTAAAACAGGTAAGCCCACTAAATTTTGTAAAGAAATTTTAAAAATTCTAGGTAAAAATATAGAGGATTGTTTCACACCAAGACAGCTCCAGGGATTTAAAAAAAGTAGTTATCAAATTAAGGTAGATGAAAAAGAACTTAAACAATTAGTCAGCGAACATAAAAATGAAGGGGGTACTCTTCTTGAATCTGAATTAGATAAAAAGATTACACAAGTTCTATCAACTCGATTAGGTCCTCGAGAAGAGAAAATGATCAGAATGCATTTTGGGTTAGGAAAGTATAAAGAATACACTAAAGCTGAATTAGCTAAATATTACAATTTAAGTGACGATAGAATAGGACAAATACTAAAAAAAGCTATTTTCAAATTACAACATGTTAGTTCTGCAAGTCTTCTATTGAGTACTGGATTCTATGACAAATTTACTAAGGTAGATGTAGATCCAGCAGTAATGAATGAGGCAGAAGTATATTTACAACGAGAACAATCAATAGCACAACAATAAAAGGAAAATTATGTCACTAAAACAAACACATCTTAATGGAGAACCAAGACCCTTTCACTACCGAGACAATGTTAAAATTGTAGGTAATGAGTATGATTTAAAACACTGTACAAGTTGTAATCACGACTTATTACCTAAGTTTTTTTCAAAGAAAGGGACTCGAAATGCTATGGGTTCTAATTATCTACAGGGCCGTTGTAGACCTTGTTCCAATGCTATTGATAAAGAACGACAATATATAAAAAAAATTGCTGGTCCTAAACCCTTCTTTTGTGAATGTTGTTTTAAGACTACTGATGATCTACAACGTGATCATATTCGAGGGACTTACATCTTTAGAGGATGGGCTTGTAAGAATTGTAATACGGGCCTAGGGCTCTTTAACGATAATTTAAGAGGGGTGCTTGTAGGTGCATTGTATCTGGAAAAAGATCCACAAAAAATTATTGACGAATTAAATGATATAATCTCAAGGAAAGAGTTAGATGATCAAACACAGTAAACGTTATACCTACATACAAGGCAAACAGCTCACGGACCCCGGATCAGGGACCCGGATGTATGAGATTAGTAACTATAAATTACCCTCAGTGACTACTGTACTAGGTGCTACAAAGAACCAAGATTTTATAAAAAAGTGGAAGGCTAAAGTAGGCGAGGTTGAAGCAACACGGATCAAGGACCACGCTTCAAGTCGAGGGACTTGCATGCACAAGTATCTAGAGCACTATGTTCTTGGAACTAATATCATTGATTTAACGCCCATAGGTCAAGAAGCACGGCCCATGGCGGATAAAATTATAGAGATGGGTCTTGCACCCGTAGACGAATATTATGGTAGTGAAGTTATGTTGCACTATCCGAGCCTGTACGCGGGTGCTACAGATTTAATTTGTTCTCATAATGGTATGGAAACTGTTGTAGATTTTAAGCAGTCCAATAGACCAAAAAGAGAAGAATGGATTGAAGATTATTATATGCAAATTGCAGCATACGCCATGGCTCATGACTATGTTTATGGTAGCCACATTAAACAAGGTGTAATTATGGTGTGTACGCCAGATTTATACTATCAAGAGTTTAAGGTTGAGGGATTACAATTAAGAAAATGGAAACATGCTTTTTTAAAAAGATTAGATATGTACAATGAATTACAAAAAGACGAGAAAGAAAAAACCAAACCAATGAAAGCAGAGGATTTTAATGTTCAGGAAGATAAAACCAAATAATTTAGATAAAATAAATAGACTTCAATCAATGAAGGCACATCCTATAGGCGCGAGGGGTAAAAGAGATGTTCGTATAAATAAATTAATAAATAAATTATATAATAGAAAAGAAATGAACTAATGAAAGCTGGAATGGAATTAGCCGCAATTACTTTGTTTACAGCACTTTGGATATACTTACATTTAGGAGCAATATGAACTGTTGGCATTGCCAGGAAGAATTAATATGGGGTGGTGATCATGATACAGAAGATAATGAAGAGTATGACATGGTTAGTAATTTATCGTGTCCTAATTGTCACTGTTTTGTTGAAGTCTATCACCCATCAGAAAGTTTAATCAAAGAATATAAAGACCACGAAGATGCAAATGAATCTGAATAGTGTTCTAATTGTGTCTGAATTAAGGCAGAAATAAGTCATGATTAGGGTGTCGAAAGGGTGTCGAAATGGCGTAAAAGGGTGTCGAAAAGGTGTCGAAAGGGTGTCGAAAAATATGTACATTAGAACAATTCTAAATAATTATCACAAAACTGCGACATATATGTACAAGATAGTAAACAAATGGTTACTAATTTCGACACCTGCGACACCCTTGCGACACCCTTTCGACACCCTTTCGACACCCCCCTTTTGGAAGATTTTAAGAAAATTAATGAGTAATAGCGTGGGTTATAGAGTAATAGTAATCATTTGTTTACTAATTTCGACACCCTGTCATTTTTTAGCGCCATTTAAAAAAAATAAAAATAAATACACACTGTTAGGTGTCGAAAAATATCACTGCCTTATTTCAGACACAATTGAGGCAGTTTTTATTTCCCCTGTTCGTGCCTATATTTTTGATATATACAGAACCCATGCCTAAACCTAAAAAGAAATCTAGACAGTTAAACACCTATGCTAAACCCAAACTTGTAAAACAACAGGTTAAGTTTCCATACAGTAGATATAAAATTGATTGGTGTGATATCGTAACTGAAGGCGGTTGGGGTAGTGAAAAAGAATTTAATAATATGAAACTAGCAACACCGGTAAGTGAAGGCTATCTATTTAGTAAAGACAAAGACACTGTTAAAATATTTGCAGGTTATGATATTGATGATGATGGAACTATTACTTTCTCTGAAAGATCTGTGTTCCCTACTTCGTGTGTATTAAAAATGACTAAACTTCACTAGATGGCTCATCAGTTATCTCTTCTACCTGACCTTCAACAACGTCAGCATTTAAAAGAGGTGCGTAATCTTCTAGTATTTGTTTCATTTTGGCTTCCAACTGCATTTCTGATAGTTCTTCTAGCTTTCCATGCTTTATTATTTTTCTGTCTATATATAACCCTGCTGCTTTGCCTCGGTTCGTTTCAGCATTTACAGCACTTGAAAAACTTCCTTTCTTCAAAGCCATCTTTTTAATTCTATCTAATTCTGATATGTGACTTTCATAAGTCACTTCAAATTTCTTCATTCTCTCTTCTTTAAGTCCACCTACATATTGTACTACCAATGGTGATAGTCTAGGATTCAATAGTTCTGATCCCTCTTGTCTACTTCTATTTTTGCTATATCCAGCTAGTTCAGCTGCTTCTGATTGAGAGACCGGGCCATCAGGCCCACCAAATACTATGAACTCTGCAAACCTTTTCTGCATCTCAGTTAATCTTTTTGGAACTCCCATGTTGACATTTTAAGGTAACTATCCTATAAAGTCAATATGAAAGATGAAGATAAAACATTCGAAAATGAAAGGCAATTTATGAAAGAAGTTGATAAAAGAGTAGAAGATAGAGGCCCAGCTGACTTATCTTTTGTTATAGATGATTATAGAAAACAACTCTATGAAATGCAGCAGTATAAATCTAAATGTATCCAATTAGAAAATCAACTCAAAGGTAGCAAGGCTATCATTGAAGACTTTGCAAAGGCCATTAAAGAATTAAAAAACTTTGAATTGTCTCAAGCTAAAGAAATAGATAGACTTAATGAGTATGTTCAGATATTAGAACTGCAGAAGAAAAATAATTAATGTTAGTTCACGATCTTCAAAATTTCTTGTCTAAGTTTACTGAAGGAGCCAAAAAAGGCACTCAAGGTAATGTCTTATCTCATGCAAAAATCTTTGTTGAACGGGACGGCTTTTTAGAAGAGATAAAAAAAATGGAAGTACATGAGAGTAATATTATAGGTCAACCTGGTCACAGATTAGTCTTAAAAACTCAACAAGAGAAAAAATTTACCATTGCTGATAGTCTTAAAATGGGCTCATAATGCATGCGTGGGTTACCCTTAAAAACCTATGGGTCCAGAAGCTAAATTATATCAAAAACTTAAGAAGAATTGGAATCAATTTTCGTTCAATAGATTGGAGAATTCCAGCTTACTTGGTACTCCTGATGTATTGGTCTACAATAATAATCGGCACTTTTTCACTATAGAATTAAAAGTTACAAAGGGGAAGAAAGTTCGATTTAGTCCACACCAAATTGCCTTCCATTATAAGCATCCAACAAATACTTTTATCATAGTAGAGGCCCTTGGTCCGAGGTCCCCTAATACTTATTCAATGTACAAGGGATCACAGATCATGGAGCTTGAAGCTTGCGGCTTGGAGCTTGAAGCTTGGTGCCTGGGGCTTGAAGCTTGCTACCTGGAACTTGCTAAGCTACGGAGTTTCTCCGAAGAACCTTCGGAGCTTGGAGCCTGACGCTTGGAACTTGGAACTACTGCAGCTACGGAGTTTCTCCGAAGAACCTTCGGAGCTTGGCGCTTGTCGCTTATAGCTTCTTTTTTCCTGAGTATGGGTGAATGAGATCGAACCGGCGGTCCGGGATCCTTGGCCCTTCGACCGTGGCGCTGGCACCAGCCGGTGCCGTTTTTAAAAAAATCCATTAGTGCTTGACGCTTGAAGCTTTTATTTTTGTTATACCTAACGCGCGCAGCTGTGAGCTGGACAACGTGCGGCCTTTATTAATATTC